GCGCGGGGAATAAACTCAAGTTATGGGGCAACCTATTATCCTTGGGTTCAATTGAGAGATGAACAATCCTCTCAACTATTTTATGCTCCGCCTTCGATTGCGGCAATTGGGACATATTCTAGCGCACAGCAAACCTCTGAAATTTGGTTTGCACCAGCGGGCTTCACAAGAGGTGGGCTGACTGATGGTGATGCTGGACTTCCAGTGGTGGGCTTGACCGAACGCCTAAACTCTAGCGACCGAGATACTTTGTATGAAGCGAATATCAATCCTATTGCGACTTTCCCAGCGGAAGGAATTGTAATTTTTGGACAGAAGACACTTCAAGTAACACCGTCTGCTCTGGATAGAGTAAATGTACGTCGCCTGATGATTCACGTCAAGAAAGAAATTTCTAAGATGGCTGCAAGATTATTGTTTGACCAAAATGTTTCACAGACATGGGCTCGATTTACTGGACAAGCAAATCCATTTTTGGAAAGCATCAAACAACGATTGGGATTGGAAGCGTATAAGGTAGTATTAGATACAACCACTACAACCCCGGATCTCATTGATAGAAATATCATGTATGCGAAGATTTTCTTGAAACCAGCAAGGGCAATCGAATTTATCGCAATTGACTTTGTGATTACTAACGCAGGAGCCTCATTTGAGGACTAAAACTAAATAATGATACTAATTAGAGAGGAAGGAGAATTAGATAAATGGCAGGAACAATAGGAGGAGGAACAGATTTTTGGCAAAATCCAATGATTGAACCAAAACGAGGATTTAAGTTTGTTTTACGAATCACGGGAACCAAAACATTTGGCATCAAACAATTTCTTGTGAAGAAGGTAACTAAACCAGCATTCACGATATCGGAAAGTGAACACAAATATTTGAACCATTCATTTTATTTTCCTGGTAAGGTTCAGTGGAATGAAGTTGCTTTCACCATTGTAGACACACTAGGGATGGCTGATGGTACAGTGGCTATGGTCGAACTCTTTAAGCAAATGGGATATTCGCTCCCAGCGAACCCAGACATCGGAGCCTCCGCGTTGAGCACGATTTCAAAAAAGAATGCGACCGAGGCGATGGGACAGGTTGAAATTGTTCAGCTTGATTCAGAAGGTAACGAACGCGAAATTTGGACATTGAACAATGCTTGGTTCAAGGATGTGAAGTTTGGCGATCTGGATTATGATAGCGAAGACATGCTAAATGTTGAGGTATCGCTTCGATATGATAATGCATCACTTCGTAGCACTGGTGGAACCAATTCGGTTGAACCACCTAAAGATATTCTAGTCTAGTAGGCTAGAATTTTAACATAACATATGAGAGGTATATATGTCACGAAATAACGAGGAACGACTCGGTATTATAGATGAAGGACAAGCACCGCCAATTTCGGCAACCACCAGTGGAAATAATTCCCCTTTACAATTTGTAACCCCCACAGAATTTGTGGATCTCCCAACACAGGGTAAGTTTTATCCTGAAGGGCATCCACTATTTAATAAAGATACTGTAGAAATTCGTTACATGACGGCAAAGGATGAAGATATCCTAACTTCTAAAACATTACTCAAAAAAGGTATTGCAGTAGACCGAATGTTAGCAAACATTTTGGTAGATAAAAATATTAAAGTTGAGGACTTGTTTGTAGGAGATAAGAACGCTATTATTATTGCGTCTCGAATTAGTGGCTATGGTCCTGAATATAAAACAAATGTAACATGTCCATCCTGTGGAAACACAGCAGAGAATGAGTTTGATCTAAATGCAATTCTTGAAAAAGGATTAGCAGATCCGTATGAAGATATAGAAATCGCACCAGATGGAACATTTAATATTACTCTACCCAAAACAAAAGTCATCGCCCAATGTAGATTGGTGACGGGTAAAGATGAAAAGCGGCTTGAAGCAACTCAAGCCAAACGGAAGAAACACAACCTTCCAGAAAATACACTGACTGAATTAGTCAAGACTTTAGTTGTTTCTCTTAACGGAGAAACAGACCGGGCGGTGGTTGAGAGATTTATTGATCAAATGCCCGCACTAGATTCCAAATTCCTAAGAGCAGCTTATAATAGAGTTGTTCCTAATGTTGATATGAAACATGTATATGGATGCGAATCGTGCGGCGTTGACACATCTCTTGACATGCCCTTTTCAGTCAGCTTTTTTTGGCCTAACGAATAACTATATGGAAAATGTTTATGAGCAATTCTTCATGCTTAAATATCATGGAGGTTGGTCATTCATTGAAGCATATAGTTTGCCGATTGGATTGCGTTTGTGGTTTATAAAAAGACTTCAGAAGCAATTTGAGGACGAGAAAAAGCAATACGATGCAGCCGAACGCAAAGCGAAATCCGGCTCTCGAAGATAAGAGATTGATAAAGCCTCTGCATAGTTGTTATGCGGGGGCTTTTTATTTGTTTTTTACACTATTTATTACTACATAAGATTGCGGAGGGGTTTATTATGGGCGAGTTAAACGAAGATGAAATATCAGAAATTGTTATAGATTTTACAAAGGGAAGTGAGATGAACGAGGACTGGTCAGCATGGATGGGTTATGGCATTAAAAATATCCTCAAGAGAATGTTTGGGGGAACGGGAATGCCCGTAAGCGTTAAGGGTAGTCGAAGTCAGATACAAAATTTTGCTGGTGCGCTGGGAAAAGAAAAGAAATATATGGACCAAGCTATGAAATATGGCTTGGACAATCCCCGTACTTATAGGAGCAAGTCAGAATTAGATCGGGCTGTAAGAAAATTTAAAAGATTTACGGGTATTGATTGGCCTATGAGGTAGGCGCATTATTTATTTTATGAGATAACCGGCTATGTCAACAAAGAAACAAGATCTAGAATTAATTAAAGAGATTAATGAAAAACTAGAAGCTCAAAAACTGACCACAAAAGAAGTTTTGGAGCTTGATAAGCAGCGTCAAGAACTTCTTAAAAAGTGGGAAGAAGACGCAGCGACACAACTACAGAACTCCGAAGAAAACCTAAAGATCATGAAGGAGTATGCCGCCCTCACTGGGGATCAAGCGGGCGTTCAAGATCTTTTATTAGAGGTAGCAGAGAAACAAACACAAGTCGAACTTGATAAATTAGAAGCCTTCCGCGATCAAGCTAAAGAGCTTGGCAAAATGACTCCTGAGTTGGCACAACAAATTGCGGACCAAGAGAAGATATTAGAAACGGCAATCAAGCAGGAAGAAGCTCTAAACAAACAAAACGCTGCGATGGATGGCGTAAGACAAGGGGTACAAGGTCTGACGATGGGACTTTTGGGTTCCGTTGATGCTTCTACTACTTTATCGGGACAGTTCTTCATCGCACTTGGTCATGCGGGTGGCGTCGGCGAGGTTATAAACAATGTTGGGAAAGCTCTTACCACTGCACTCAATCCCGCAAATCTAATGGCGGGATTATTTCAGAGAATTGGAAAATCATCAAAAGAGGCATTCCTTAGCATGGACAACTTCCGCGCAGAACTTGCTAAATCGGGTGCGTCTTTAGATCAATATAGCGGTCTTATGGCGAACACCACCGATCAAACTATCGCTGCCGGTGTTTCAATGCAAGACGCTCAACAATCAATCTTGGCGTTGCACTCTGGCATGTCTTCGTTCAATACGATGAACAAAGCCGATCAACAAGTCCTAACAAATACCACAGCTATAATGAATAAGCTAGGTGTTGACGCCCAAACCAGCGCAAGTAATTTAGATATCCTTACAAAGTCAATGGGTATGAACGCGAAAGAAGCGGACAAAGCAACAAAAGAAATTGCAGCCACGGCGCAAGCCTTGGGCGTATCACAACAAAAAATGGCTGCTGACTTTGCCGCAGCAGCCCCCGCCCTATCTGCTCACGGCGAAGCCGGTGTTCAAATATTTAGAAAACTTGCAGCCCAATCCAAAGCGACTGGAATTGAGATGGGAGCCTTACTTGGAATTGCTAATCAATTTGATACTTTTGAAGGCGCGGCTGAAGCAGCCGGAAAACTTAATGCGGTTCTAGGAACTCAACTCAATAGCATCGAACTCTTAACTGCTAGTGAAGACGAGCGCATTAAAATACTTCAACAATCTGTCGCGGCATCTGGAAAGTCGTGGGAGTCCATGAACAAGTTCGAGAAACAAACGGTAGCCGCCGCAGCGGGCATTAGTGATGTCAATGAAGCTGGAAAACTTTTTGGAACCACAGCACAACAAATGGAAAACGCTGCTGGTGCAGCGGAGAAAATGGCTTTGGCTGATAAAGAATTGGCAAAGCAAGCCGCTAGTGCCTCCACCGCATCAGAAAAGTGGAGTATAATTATGGAGAGGTTTGCACTGGCGATGACGCCAGTGGTCAAGACACTACATTTTTTCTTGGATCTCGTTATGACTATCGATCAATATCTCGGCGGGGCTTTTATCCCCACTATGATTATTCTAGCATCACTCATGTTTCTCGCTGCGAAAGCCCAAGCACTTTTTAACATAGCGCAAGGTATCGCCATTGGTTTTCAAAAAACAAAGCTAGCACTAGAAGCCATTTGGCAAAATAAAGCCAAAATAAAACTCATAATGAATAAGTTGCTCACAAAATCAACTGAAGAATTAACTGAAGCCGAAAAGAAAGCAGCAGACCAAAACAAGAAAACAACAAACACTGGTGGAGGTTTTTTAAAGTTTCTCAAGGAGCTGGGGGAAATCCTCTCTAAGAGTGCCAAAGGATTTATGGCTTTTGGTTTTGCGATGTTGATGGTAGGAACGGGTATCGCCATCGCCGCCCTGGGGCTTGCCCAATTTGTTAAATCTTTTGCGTTATTATCGGGTGAACAATTAATCGCGGTAACTCTTGGTCTTTTACTATTTCTTGGCGCGATGGTAGCCATCGCCTTTTTTATGTTGAGTGGTGGTGGACCAACTGCCGTCGCAGGTATGCTTGCTTTCGGCGCAGCCTTTTTGATGATGGGTATAGGCATCGCTCTCGCAGCATTGGGAATGTCAACATTT